ATCGCCTCCTGGGGATGACTACGCAGGTGCTCCAAGGAGATACTTACCGGTCTTGCAACCAGGTAGGAGATGTGAGTTATCTGGGGCAAGATGACAACACGCGGCCAATGCTTGTGGCCAATTTCTGGTTCATAGTCGAGCCCGCGGCGGAAGCCGGCGGAAATAGAGTCGCTATTACCTAGTAAAGGAAAGGACAAACCATGGCTGCAAAGCGCATCGAAATCTCCGCCGACGACATCACCTACCTCCTCTTGCCAGGAGGGCAGGGCGAGATCAGTCGAGATGGAGCGTCAATCGACGACACCATCTTCGGACAGACTTACAAGTCTGCCCTGACGGGTCCAATCACGTGGGGCATCAACGCGAATGCTGTGTACAAAGGCTTCCCGGGTTACGCCGCGAAGATCCTGAAGCCCGGCACTTCTACGGTGATGACCGATGAAGCGATGACCTTGGTATCGGGCAAGACGTACCGCATTACCGCAACGGCGAAGCGTGCAATCGATCGCAGCGTCGCGGTAGTGGTGGAGGACAACGCTGTCGATCACACGGCCGACGTCGACCACATCGACTATCTGCTGGGAACAGTGACGTTCAAGCCCGCCTATACTGTCACGGGTTCGGTCACGATCACGGGGAACTACTTCCCGATGACGACGGCGATCGCGAAGTACACCGGCTTCACGCTCAACATGACGGCCGAGGCCATCCGGAACTCCGATATGCCAGCTCTCCAGGCGAATCTGGGCTATCACACGCACACGCCAGGTCTGAAGACCGTCACGCTGGAGCTGCCAAGCGTCTTTCTGGCAGCCGACGGATGGGCAGAGGAGATCGATGATCGCCAGGAATGGCTGATCGAGGTTAACCCTGACGGGACGCAGTTTAGTGGCTCCATCGCTCGAGGCTTCTTCCGTCTCATGTCCCAAAGACAGTCCGGTAACGTCGGGGCACTGGAAGAGGAGAACCTCCGGTTCGAGCTGAACGTCCCGTACTATGCCTCGACGCCCGGTCTCACGTCGCCATTCAGCTGGTTCCACTCGACGTCGCCGGCTTCACCGATCCCAGGTGCCATTAAGACGGCGCTCGATCGGTTCCTGGGAGATCTGCCAGTATACGGCAAGTATCTCCACGACGGTGTCGCTGGCTGGAAAGGTTCCGGCGTTCTCACGAGCCTCTCCCTCACGGCTGGGATGGAGTCGGTGAACACATTTGCCGTCAACATCCAAGGGAGTGGTGCCCCAACAATCGTGTAAGTGCTGATTTAACCCTGGAGGCACATGCCCTCAGGGATCTTGCAGGTGTTCAGTGAAGGAGTAGAATATGACCACAGTACGCGATGGCATTCGTGCCAAAGTTCTGGACGAGAAGCTCAAGAAGACGGTTGTCAAGCTGGATGATGGTGCAGAAGTCGAGATTCGCCAGATGTCAATCGGGCAGATGCTCGATGCCGTGAACGAGACCGACAACAGGAAGCGCATGGCGAGTTATCTCATCGCCTGTTGCTTCGTACCTGGCACTGAAGAGCCCGTGTTCGAAGACTCGGACTTCGATGTCCTGATGGGTCTGCCGGCTGGTGGGCACTATCAGAAGTTGATGAACGTGATCAACTCGCAGCTTCTACCGGTGGAGCTGAAGGAAGCGGGAAAAGACTAAGGCGGGACTCCTACCAGTTCTTGATCCAGAGTGTCGGATACCATCTGGGCAAGACAGAGTCGGAGGTAAAGGCAATGGGGGGCGACGAGTTCGCCCGCTGGGTCATGTACCTCAAGGAGCACGTTTACAAAAATGGCGACCCGCCGAACAATCGATCTGGGAACCGTAGGATTCGGTCTCGTACCAGAAACTAAGGCGCTCGAGCAGTCCCTTACTGCTCTTCGTAAATACGGTAAGGAAGTCGAACGCCTTGGTCAGGTTGAAGACGAGACTGTCCAGAAGCAGTATCGCAAGTTCGCGCAGATCGAGCGTATCCTCACTACGCTCTTTACGAGGACTTCAGCTACTATCTCCCGCATGAAAGAAGCGGGTGTTGCAGCCGTCGAGATCGACAAGGTTGATCAGGCATACAAGAGGGTCAACAGAACTCTCACCCAACAAGCCGATCTCCTGAATCGATCGCAGATCTCCCGTGCGTCCATCGGGATGGGTGCCATCATCTCAGGTGGCAATCGGTTGGCTTCACAGAAAGAGGTAGGTGGCCTCGCCTTAGCCTTCAGGGATCTCGAGCGAGCTGCAATTCTAGCTATCGGTCCATTGAGTGGGGTCGGGGCTCGATTGGCTGTAATGGCAGCTCTGTTCGAATCTGTTGGTGGCTCTATGACTCTGATGATCGCCGGAGCAACAGGCGTTGTCACGGGTATTGGCCTCCTCGGCGCTGCTGGTATCAAAGCCACAATGGACATGGAGCGTTTCAACGCTCAGTTGGAAGCCTCTACTGGTGCAGCTGTCTTGAATGCCGAGTCCTATCAATACCTTCTGGATCTGAGTAACAGACTCGGCCAGAACGTCCGCACCTTGGTTGAACCTTACGCCAAATTCACGACTGCAGCCAGACTATCGAACGTTGAACTTACCATGCAACGCAAGATATTCGAGGCAGCTACTGTAGCTGGCACTGCAATGCGCTTAAACAGTGAGCGGATGAGTCTCGTCTTCCTCGCCCTAGAGCAGATGTTGTCCAAGGGAACGGTATCGATGGAAGAATTGCGACGCCAATTGGGCGACTTGCTGCCGGGCTCTTTTGCAACTGCCGCTAGGGCTATGGGTGTTACGGAAGGTCAACTGTCCAAGATGATCAAGAACGGAGAGATCCTGTCTAAGGATCTTCTCCCGAAAATGGCCGACCAATGGATGGTAGTCTTCGGACCTTCGGCTGTGGCTGCTGCAGCATCGTTACAAGGTCAGTTACAACTCGTCGGGACGGCATCTTTTGAACTGCTCAAGCGCTTCGATGCTGTGACAGGATTCTCCAGACTGTTCCGCGAAGCTGTTATTCTCACGCGGCAGACACTAGAGTACCTCGCCAAGAATATGGAAGTTGTCATTGCCCTCTTCGGAGCCTTAGTCGGTGCTGGAGCTGGGTTCCTGATGCTTCAACTATTCTCTAAGTTGCCTACACTCATTATGGCAACTGTTGCGGCCTTTAGGACTCTTACGGCTACGATTATCACTCTGGATCTTGTGACTCTGGCTACAGGGTGGGGAGCACTACTTAGTGTACTTGCCAAGATAGCGGCAGTGACGATCGGTGCAGTAGTAGGTTACAACCTACTTGAAAGTGCCATTAGAACTGCACAGACTCCCATGAACGACTGGATCGAAGGATCAAAAGCTTGGCTTGATACTCAGGAGAAGATGGCCCAGTCTCACAAACAGACCACTAATGAGATCCGTAAAGGAACCCAGGAACGTCTGGTTCTCCTGAAGGTTGAGCTTTCATCGGCTCAGGAGATGCTCAGGCTATCGATCAAGTCTCTGGAGATTGAACGGGATAAGTTCAACATCAAGCCAAGTATGGCAGCCCCGTTTGGTGGGGCTTTTCTTGCACCTGCTCCAGGAGATTCACCTGACGTCAAAGCCGCTCGCGAACGTCTCCAGAATCTGGAGAACCTCCGCAAGGAGATGGAAGACGTTCTGAAGCGTCTGGGTCAACTGAAAGTACCAGGGGATCCTGCAGGCGAGGAACCTGGCACGCAATGGACTAACTGGGCAGAGAAGATCAAGCAGTCCCTACGTGAAGTCATTGGTCTTGGCGAACAGCTGAAGGCTTCAGAGCTTGGCCAGGGCGCAATCGAACAAGCCAGAGGAATGGCTAAGGCGATCGAGATGATGTCCGATCAGCCTGAAAAAGGGCGTGGTAGTCTTACTGGCCTTGCAAAAGCCTTGAAGGACGCAGGCTTTGAAGGGGCGAACCTTACCGAACAGCTAGCCAAGCTGTACCTCCTGATCGAGCAACGCAAAGATACTCTCAAGGAACTTGAAGCGTTGCCAGGTAAAGCAGCTACAGCAGGTGAAGCTATCGCGAAGATGTTCGACGTAGTCGAGGCTCGACGCCAGGCAGCTACGACTGGCGATGTTGGTTCCACGACACAGCTAGAGAAACAGCTTGTCACGATGGAGGGCTAT